ATGCGACGGCACCGGCAACACACGCGACCGCTGGTCGAAAGCCACGGTGTGCGAAACATGCGGGGGCGCCGGCCGCTACCGCACAGATCCGTATGCGGACGGCCAACCCGTGTCAGGACACGCCGATCGCGCGGCACCCACACACGCGTCGCGCCGCGTGTCGTGCGACCGCTGCTCAGGCCAAGGCGTCATCCCCGCCAGATGGTTGGAACCCGGATCGCATGGGCTCGCTGCCTGCCCGACGTGCGACGGCACCGGAGGCTTGCATTTGCCATTGGTCGAAACGGGCACGGGAGAGCGTGGCGTCCAACTGGACTCGGTTGCGTGGACGATCGCAGGCGGAGACTGGCCGGCGCTCGACACCGCGCTCGAGCGAATGCGATGCAACGGACGACGGCCCCTGTGGAGGGCTTTCGTCGCCGCATATGTGGAGGAACCATATGAGACGAACGCGCTGTCGACGGCGGCGCTCAACCAGGTTTCCGAGCTGATGCCGGCACGTGTCAGGGTGCCCAACGACGTGATCGTCGCCTACCGAGACCGAAGCACCCGAGCGCAAGCAGCGATGGCCGCACGGTCGAAACGGATGGGACGCGACCATCGGAACCGCGACATCCGCGAAGCACTTCGGCTGGGTCATTCGACCGAGGACGTGGCCCGCAGGTTCGCACTCAGCGAACGCACAATCAGGCGGGTCGCATGAGCACCATCATCCAAATTAAGGAGAGTTACTATGGCGACATTTAAGAACGTAAAAATCTGTATCGAGGGTGTTGACCTCGAAATTATCCGGATCAAGCGGTCGCGGTTAGGCATGTCCGTTGTCGTGATAAAGGATCAGGATGGAACCGTCTATCAGCTGCGTGCAGGTGACACACTCAGCCTCAAGGTTAGCTTTGCGATGCAACAATGAGCCGTGGCCGCTTGTCCGCGGATTCCCGACAGTCGAGCACAGGGCCATCCGCAACATCAAGCGCGAAGATCGCGGCGTGAGCCTCGATGAGGCTTTAGCGCTCTGCGAAACCCTCGGCGTCACGATGAGCATCCAGGACGGGATGGTCATTCTGTCGGACTCACCGACTCTGGCTCGGGACGCTGGTCACTCCGCAAACGCAGCATCTAGCCGGGAGCCTCAAGCGGACGCCTCGCCGATGTTTTTCTGGAGTCAGTGAGTACCGCTGCGGTCATTGGTGAAGCCCTCGTGTATCCGGGCTACGGTGCGGCGGGACGGTTCCTGAAAGGCGGTGTCCCGGGGGGATTCTCACCCGATGCAGGCGACGAGCCTTGGAGTCGGCGCTTGACATCCGTCCGCTGTATCAGGCATCATCACACACGTGGGGCCACTAAAAGGCTCTTTCGGCCATGCCGACCTGCTAGCCCCACCGACCCCAAATATCGGATCCTGCCCGCCGGAGGTGCCGATGACCACGATCACCCCAGGCCACGTCGGCCGCCCCTCGAAGGCCGAGGAGCACCGCCGCACAGCCCGGTTCCTCGCCCTCGCCGCGACGGGTGTGCGCCTCGACCTGGCCGCCCGTCAAGCCGGTGTGAAAGCCGAACGAGCGTTGCGTCTCGTGTCCGACCGTGACGAGTTCGACGCCGCTCTACAGGCAATGGGAACCGCGGCCTGATGAGCCTCCAGCATTCCGACGGGCACCGCCATTTGCCCGTCCGCCTGTGCGACCTGAAACCCGAAGTCCTCCGGCATGCTGCCCTCATGGCGGCCCGGCAGGAAACCGATCCGACAATCGTCGACCTGATTTTGCACGCAGCCCTATGCCCGTCAGACCACGTGTTCTACGTTCACGCATCCGCCGCCCCAATCCTCCGGCAGGCCGCAGCATGACCACCACGCTTGTCGCCGCAAACGAAGCCGCACTACGGTGCCTCGCCCAGCGCGACCGGGACAAGCATCAGTTGCCGCTTTCGGAAATACATCGGATTTGGGTTAGCGAGTACGCGTTGAATGACGCGGCTGCAGCCAAGCTCGGTGCCGCGCTCGAGCACGCTGCTGCAGCCCGAACGCATCGGAAGGCAGCATGAGCCCGGCAGCACGTGCGAAGACGAGTGCCGAAAAGCACAAAATGCCGGCGAAACGAGAGACGTTCACGGCCGCGAAACGACAGCGGTTCCTCGACGCAATCCGTGACGGCAAAAACCGGCAGCAGGCCGCAGCCCTCGTCGGACTCACCGGATCTCGCGTCCGGAAAGTCAGCCGGGAAGGCTCCGCCGCCTACGACCCCGTGTTCGCCGACCTGTACGCCGAAGCGCTCGAGGACGGCAACGCCCACACCGCCGAAATCCTTGCCGAAGAAGGCTTGAGGAGGCAACTCGGGTCGGATCCGGCGTCGAAGTCTGATCGTGGTTTGCACAACGAACGGATCTTTCGGGATCCCGACTACCGAGCGGCACACCGGCAGGCTCCGAGCGTGTCCGTCACGACCGAGATGGAAGTGACCCATGTCCACATCGAAGGCGCAGCAGCAGAACTCCGGCAGCAACTCGCACAAGTCGTCGACCTGGACGCCGCTCGAGTGGCGTCTCGCGCTGTCCCGACTCTCTCCGCCTGAACTCCACGCGTTCCGGGTAGGCATCGTCGACGGCACAGTTCCCGTTGACGACACTACGGCAGCGGCTTTAGCGGGCTCCTGGGAGGTCGTCGCTCGAGACAAGCAGCTGCCGCCGGCGGGAGACTGGCGAACGTGGTATGTGCGCGGCGGCCGAGGATCCGGCAAAACCCGTACCGGCGCCGAAACGCTCGGCCGGTGGATTCGCGAAACCCTTCACGATGACGTTGAAGGCGACTGGGCGATCGTGGCACCCACGTTCGGGGATGGCCGCGACACCTGCGTTGAGGGCCCCTCCGGGCTGAGGCGTGCTTTGGGTGGTGAGGGCGGCGGCATCATTCGCCCGGGCGGATGGAACCGGTCGATCGGAGCCCTTCACCTCGTTGACGGCGCCACCGTGTACGTCGATGGTGCCTCCGACGGAGCAGAGCGAATCCAGGGGAAGAACCTGCGGGGCGCGTGGTGCGACGAGATCGGCTTGTGGGACAAATGGGATTATTCGTGGAACGAGTCTCTGGCGTTCGCGCTCCGTATCGCACCAGCTCGCGTCGTCGCGACGGGCACGCCGAAGCAAGGTCACGGGCTCGTGAAACAGCTTCTCGAAGACGACCGGCTGGTGCAAACGCTCATGTCGATTTGGGACAACGTCGACAACCTGCACCCGGCTGCCGTCGAGGATCTTGTGCGCAGGTGGTCGGGCACCCGGCGTGGCCGCCAGGAGCTTGAGGGCGAGTTCTTGAACGAAGTCCCTGGAGCGTTGTGGACGGTCGCGATGATCGAAGTCCATAGGCTTCAGGTTCCGCCCGAGTTGGGTCGCACGGTTGTCGCGGTTGACCCTTCCGGATCCGCGGACGAGGACACAGGCACCAGCGAGTGCGGCATCATCGGGGCGGCCGTGTCACCCTTAACAGGTCACGGATACGTGTTGGCCGACCGATCACGCCATGCGAGCCCTGACAAGTGGGCGCGAGCTGCTGTCGACCTGTACCACCAGCTTCAAGCCGATTCGATCGTTGCGGAACGCAACTTCGGCGGCGAAATGGTGCGCTCAGTCATTTCGGCTGTTGATCCGAACGTCCCCGTTAAACTCGTGACCGCGTCACGCGGGAAACGCTTGCGAGCCGAGCCCGTCGCAGCGTTGTACGAGCAAGGCCGTGTTCATCACGTCGGTTTGTTCGCCGAGCTCGAGGAGCAGCAGACAACGTGGGTTCCTGACGCCGGTATGCCGTCCCCCGATCGGGTTGACGCTGTCGTGTGGGCGTTCACGGAACTGATGATCGATCAGCGGGGCGGCGTCCAATACTCGGCGTACGGCGGCCACTCCGAACCGGTTGTGCGCGTGGGTGATCTTCGCTTGGTTGGTTCCCGCTACGTCGACAGAAAGTAGGCGCCGTGTGGGACTCCTGGGAAGGATCAGAGCGGCTGTGAACGGCAGCGAGTACGTTGGCAAAGACGTTCAGGACTGGTTGGACGACTGTTGCGACATGGGATCCCGGAAGTCCGACTACACGTTGTATACCGACTTTTACGACGGCAAAGTGGGCGCTAGGTTGCGCGACCGTGCACGAGAGTATTTGGTTCGTCACGGGGTTGAGTTCTCCGAGAACTTCGTGGAGCCTGTCGTCGACAGTGCGGCGGAACGACTCGAGGTTGTCGGATTCGTGACCGACGGCGCGACCGTTGACGAAGCCTCGGGTGCGACCGTCGATGCGGCCGCAGAGGTTCTCGACGACTGGTGGCAGCTGAACCGGATGGACGGTGTGGCCGGCACCGTCCACACGCGCACACTCATTCAGGGGGACGAGTTCGTGATCGTCGACTATGACGCCGACGTTGGGCGTCCCCGCTTCTATCGGCAGCAACCCCATCAGATGAGCGTCGAGTATTCTCCCGACGATCCGGACGTCCTCGACCGGGCCGTGAAGGTGTGGCAGTCTGAGGAGGAGTCCAACCAGAATCCGGCGGGCCGGCCGATCACACGGTTGAACGTGTATTGGCCTGATCGGATCGAAAAGTGGTTTCGGCTGTCGACTGGCACGGAAGGGAAGGGCGGCTGGGGAAAGTGGCTCGACGACGACGACGTGTGGCCGACACCGTGGGTTGATGCGGCCGGCGAACCATTGGGCGTCAACGTCATCCATTTCCGCAGCAAAGCGTTGGGTGACACGTACGGGCGCTCGAGGGTGCGAGCCACCATTCCGTTTCAGGAGCAGCTGAACAAATATTGTGCTGACCTGAACGACCTTGTCGACAATCATGCGTTGCCGCAGGACGTCGTCACCGGGGTGGCGGGAGATTCGACGTTCAAACGGGTGCCGGGCGATGTGTGGCAGTCGCCGTCGACGGAAGCGCAGTTCGACCGCCTCGAAGCGTCCCCTGTGTCGAACCTGTTGGAGGCGAT